GGCCTATCTGATGATTCTACATCACGTCTGATGTAGAAGGGTGTCACGTCATTCCCTCGAAAGTAGTGTTTACCACAACTCTCGCGGAAAGGCCCTGCAACGTAGGTTTTCTTAGGGTTTGGCGTAAAGCCAAGGAACCTGAGTAACCACAGGACCGTATGGCAGATTTCCACTGGGACAATTAAATCGTCCCCGTATACTGCTAGTTGACGTGAAGCGGGCTTAAGCAAGGATATCACAGCTGAACAGAGAGCCCAAAATATCAGACTCTCTAACTCAAATGTAAACCCATTGCCCATGCTCGATACCTTCTGGTAGTGTATTAAGCTACCGTCAGGCATAACGCCCCTTTCAGACCGGGCCTGCTTAATGGCTTCGGTCCAATCGGGGGGGAGAAGGCGCTCAACCAGCATCAGTGACACTGTATCTGATGCAGAACTAAGGTCAATAGTGGCTAAGGAGTCAGATTTACTGGCCTCCAAAGCTAACCGTTGATTCAAGGTCTGGTCGTTTAAATTAACGCCAACTCTTCTAAGACGAGATCGGATCACACCGCCAAGCCCTTTCTGAACATACATGTTCATGTCAGGCTCAATGGCAATAACCCTTTCTATCTTAGCGTTCTTTGGTACAGTAGTAACTTTGTTTCCGACGACCACTTCGAAGAGCTCTTCCACCTGTTGTTCGGTGGGTAGATTCAAAATAGCCTCGGTTGACCTAGCGCCACACAGGTATTCAAACCAGCGTGGTGTGCTTTTTACGGCAGCTAGGGCTAACAAAGAGTTTGCCTTCGTCGTATGGGGCCTAACAACCCCAAATTTGAAGTACGCATCCCCGCGATCACGGCGAACAGAGGTGGAAGCCCCCGGGCCGAAACCGAAGTGAGTGGAAGCCTCGTCCCAATTTAATGGGCCGAGCAAAGATGCTATCTTTTCCTGCATCGTCCAAATGAACGATTCAGGCGAGTAAGGGGAACAAATACCCGACTCGTAGCGCTTTGACAAACGTGAGTTCGTACTTCTACACTGGTCCTCTGCGTCAAGAAATTTCACGAGAGCTGCTGCCTTCTTATCAATGCCGAGGTCGAATGAATCGAACTTGGACATCAACTCGGAGACTAAGTAATCTTCTCGGAAGGAGTTAGCACACTGATAGGTGGAGGGATCCACCGTAAGTGAAACTAAGTCCATGAACTTCTCATTTCTGAGAAGCCCATAAGCTTTAACAGCCAAAGGAGATCGGAAGGAGGAATAAACCTCCCTAGCGACCACAGTAGCACAACTTGCGAAACGACGGTACATCCCAGGTATCCCAGGATGGAACTTTTTGGCTTTCATTAGGAGACATCCTCAATGAATGGAAGGGAAACCTCAAGTACAACAGCCGCCCTGTGAGGGGCTGCTGTATTAACCGAACGCTGGTTCCAAGTTGCCAATAGCATCCGTAAACGGAGTACTGGCAACAAAGTTCTGCACTCGGAGCTTGAGATCTGTCCTCTCCGAAGCCGTCGAGTTCGCGGGCTGCAGCAATGTGATGAAAACCTGGCTTCTACGAAGCAGGTCACCAATTGCTGAAGTTCCGCTACCAACCGTATCGACAATCGGCAAGTCCAGCTTGAACTCCGTTCGGACAACGTCCGGGTTGGTCTGGGTCATCTTCTCGGTGAGAAACGTGAACGAATTCGCGTATCCACCGCCTCGATAGCCCCAGGTTGCAACTCCATTCGAAGTGCCGTTGGGAACGTAAACGACCGTGTTAAGGGTCACGTTAGCTTGCTGTGACATGATGATTTCTCATGGAAGAGGAGTAGGGGCTAAGAAGCCTTGCCTCCAATGTCAACGACGGAAAGCCTGCACCAGCAACGCAGTTGCGTTCACTAGATGCATGCCCGACAGTGGGTTTTTAAATCTGGGTATCCCACCCCAGGGTGCAGAAGCGTAGAGAGACCGGGTCATATTAAACCCGGAAGCCTTGTAATTGTCACCAAGGTGCTCTACTTTAATATCACTGCCAGCAAGGCCAGTGGTACTAAATTTGCTTGTAGAACCGCCAGATGAAAACTTTGTCACGGTGCCGGAATAAAAATCCCAGCCGAAGTCGGCGTCCAACGTGGACAGCCAATTTCCGACAGGAAGGAACCAGTCGATAACAAAGCTATATTTCATCTTTTCCCAGGCAAGCTCGAATGGGTTAGTTAGGCCCAAACTAGCAAACGCTGCCAAAGTCGGATTTCTCAACTTATAGTACAGACTGACCTTACAGAAGTGTTTCCACTTGTCTGTTACGTCAAAACCATAGAAAGCTGAGGTCTGAGAAAGTTTCCGCCACGTATTCACAGTGTCAGCTCCGGCTAGACCCTTTACTCTTGCGAGATAGGGGTTATTACCTTGCTGAAGATCACTGAGAGCGTTGCATGCACCTACCAGATCCGACACGAGAGGCTTCCAACCATACTGGAGTTCAAGCCAGCTATTGGGAGTGTTTTTCCCATTGCCCTTAAGTACTTGGGCCCAACGTTTCGGGCTCTTTCCTTTATAGGCACTGACCTGACGCGCAATTTTACGAGCATTCTCAGTAAAGAGCCTGCCCGTTTGCTTGCGTTCTGCAAAAGCCACAGCTAGATTAACCTGCTGGTGCTTTAACTTTAAGAGAGCACGACTGACTGCACGACCTTCCAAATAGGTTGGGAATGCAGGCAAGCTTGTCCCTGTTAAGTTCCAGACCCACCCATGGGTGCGATCCGAGTACTGGCAAGATGAAGACCAGGCTCGAAACGTACTTTCCGGGAGAGGGTTGTCAATC